AAAAAGAGTTATTGATACAGGCAAAGATTAAAACAACAAATGTATTTCACAAGGCGTATGGGTCTAAAACTAGAATAACGTGCTTACAGGGGGGTACGCGTTCTAGCAAGACCTATTCGCTTTGTCAGTTGTTTATTGTTAAAGCACTACAAGAAACAGGCAAAGTATTTACAATATGTAGAAAGACACTACCAGCATTAAAGGGAACTGCATATAGAGATGTGTTGAATATCTTAAAAGAGTTAGAATTATACAGTGAAGCAAACCACAATAAATCTGAATTATCATATACGCTTAATGGCAATTTAATCGAATTTATTTCAGTTGACCAGCCCGTTAAAATCAGAGGTAGAAAAAGAAACTATTTATGGTGTAATGAAGCTAACGAATTTAACTATGAAGATTGGCAACAGCTTATATTAAGAACTACAGAAAAGATATATTTAGATTATAACCCTTCTGATCCGTATAGCTGGATATATGAAAAAGTGCATACAAGAGATGACTGCACATTCTTAAAATCTACATATAGAGCAAACCCTTTTTTAGATGAAGATACAATAGCAGAGATTGAAAGATTAAAAGACATAGACCCTGAATACTATCGTGTTTATGGAATGGGTGAAATTGGAACAATACAAACTGCTATCTTCAGGAACTTTAATTTAGTAGATGACGTGCAAGGTCGTTTAATTGGTTATGGCTTAGACTTTGGATTTACTAATAGTCCAACAGCATTAGTAGAAGTAAGGCAATTAGAGGACAGCTTATATATTAGAGAATTACTATATGAGAAGCGTTTAACTAATACTGACTTAGCTAATAAGCTGAGAGAATTTGGCATTGATAGACAAACTGAAATAATAGGTGATAGTGCAGAACCTAAATCAATAGAAGAAATCTATAGACAGGGCTTTAATATAAAACCCGCTAAGAAAGGTGCAGGAATACATTTAGGAATAGATATTATGCGTAGATACAAACTACATATAACTAAAGATAGTCTAAATGCTATTAAAGAATTTAGAAGCTATAAATGGGCAACAGACAAAAATGGTGATGTATTAAATACGCCTGTAAAGATTAACGATCACTTAATTGATGCTACACGTTATTTGTGTTTAAACAAGCTGTCAGTTAATCATAGTGGTAAGTATTATATATTGTAAAAAACGAATTATTAACTTTTATATTTATTAGTAATGAAACAGGTCAAATTAAGCATACCTACAGAATGGTCTGATATAACAATAGGAACATACCAAAAATATGTGGACATTCAATTAGGTAAAGGAAGCGAGAAAAAAAAGATTGTAGATAGTTTAGCTTTATTATGCGGAACTACAACAGCGATAGTTAAGAAAATGAATTATAAAGACCTGATTGAAATTATGGATATATTAAAGAAAATGATAGACACAGAACCAGATAAACAACAATTCAGAAAGACGTTTGTTTTTAAAGATGATGAATATGGTTTCTGTCCTAATCTTTCTGCAATAACAACAGGCGAGTATATTGATTTGGAAGCATATTGTAAAGATGACCCAATTAAAAACCTGCACATTATTATGTCCATACTGTATAGAAAGATAACATTTAAAAGAGGGGGTAGGTACGCCATAGAGCCGTACGACCCAGAGGAGTTTAAAGAGGAGTTGTTTAAAGATTGTCCAATGGATATAGCATTAAGTTCGCTAGGTTTTTTTTTGAATTTAGGGTTGACATTGGCGACAAGTTCAGCCAACTATTTACAAGCAATGGAACTGAAACAACAAAAGGCATAAGTTTACAATCCAAATGGGGTTGGTATAATACGCTTTATTCTCTTGCAAATCAGAATATCTTAAATATACAGAAGATAACAAAACTGCCTATATTGGAGGTGTTAACATACTTATCATATACGCAAGACTATAACATAAAGCAAAACAATAAATACTAATTATGATAACATTTAGAAACGTAGTAGGATTTTTAGAAACAATAGCAGAAAAGCATTATGAAATAAATAGCTTTCATTCAGGCGGACTATCTGAAGTTGATATTAATAAATTAGGTGCTACTGATTATGTTATATTGTATGCTGAACCTGGCGAAGCTACTATCAATACAGGTGTTATGACCTACTCGTTTACTATCTATGTAATGGATATGACTAACGACCAAATCTTAGGCGATGCACCTAATAACGAAAGAACAGCAAGAACAGATACTTATTCTGAAACGCTACAAATAATGCAGGACGTTATAAACGAATTTAAACACGCTATGTATTCAACATCGTGGGTAGATAATGAAGTAGTGTTAGAAACGCCAATTACAGTAGAACCATTTACAGCACGATTTGAGAATGAACTTACAGGCTGGGCTGCTGATATTACTATTGAAGTTAATAATACTAACAATCTTTGTATTGTGCCTATAACACCAAATAGCTAATGAAACTACCCAAAACAAAAAAGATGTTAAAGCGATTTGGTAGAGCTGTTGTTAGAGCAGGTCGAATTAGATTAGCTGCCGCAGGAATGGGAAGGTCAAGACTAATTAAAAACTTTAGCTATCAATTAGGAACGATAGTGCCTGGCGATTTGCCTAAAGCAATAACATTTAAATTTGGCGGTTCTGCTAAGTATTGGCAATTCGTAGATGAAGGCGTTAGAGGTTCAGGTGGATATAAAGGCAGCGGTAGAGCAAGAGGTGGAAAAAGTAAATTTAGATTTAAGAAGAAGAATATAGCAAGAGGTGTGATTAAAAAATGGATAGGAACAAGGGGTGTAAGATTAAGAGGTAAAGATGGAAGGTTTAAAACTAAAACAGCTTCTAGTATAAGAAGTGCTGCTTTTGTTATAGGTAGAGCAATAGCACAAAGAGGATTAAAACGAACACAATTCTTCTCTGCACCGTATAAGAAAAATATGAAATACTATATCGACAAAATAGCTAATGCTTACGCAGAAGATTTACAAGATGATATAGCAAATAGAATGAAAGGTAAAAAATAATAAATTATGGCAATAGGAAATATATCATTTGTACAAGAACCTGTGAACACCACCTCTAAAGTACCTGTTATTACTAATTGGACACCACTTATTGGGTATATGGTGTATCAAGACAGTATAAGTGGCTTGTATTATTTTAAACTAATTTTAGAAGTTAGATTAGATGATGCTTCAGGATTATTGATAGCTAAAATGAAACAAAGAAGAAATGGCTATAGTTCTGATATTGCAGCTAATAGAGCAAGAGCATTTTTTGATTTAAGAGATACTGTTAATTCTCAACTACAAGATACTGTAATTGACCAAAACGACACAGGACAACCATTTAGAACAATACATAAAGTCGGTGTTAATACACCAGCAAAGCCATTTAGCACAAATGATAATCAAATAAAAAAAATCTTTGTTAAAGCATATCAACAATATGCTGAAAACGAAACTTCTATCCCCGCAGAATTTGCATCGCCAACAGTCAATGACACGTTGTGGTATTTACAAGCGTCTTTGCCTTTAATGACAGCAAGAAGCTCTAGTGCAGATTATATCCAATCTAACGCTTTTAATGTATATAACGCTTCAGGCACAACTGATTTATTTTTAAGTGATGTGGAAACAAGTGCAGGTGATTATAATTTAAGTGGATATTTAAACTATATACAAGACACAGACTATCATACAGTTGCTTTTTTAAATGACAATGCTAATTTTGACAGCGATATTGATTTTATAGAAGTAGTGTATTATAATTCTAGTGGTGTAAAAATAGGTGATGAACAATACATTCCAAATGTTTCAGGAAATGGTGGTGAAGCACCTACAGATGGTTCTTTAACTGATGCAGAAAGATTGTTATATTTTGGTTGTGGTGCGGGTAATTTAGAAGCATCAACTGTCACGCCTAATGGTGGTAGTGCAGGTGATGCACAACCCTCTAACTTTTCAGGTTGGGCTTATTATACAATAAGAGGAACAGGAAATGCAACGGGTACTATTGCATACAAAACAGCTACTTATTATTTTATAAAACAAGATGGAAGTTGTAAAGGATATAAAGTACGTAGATTAGCTTGGCGTAATTCTGTAGGTGGTTATGATTATTTTAATTTTAAAAAGAAATCAACGCAAACTATTAACGTTCAAAGAAACAACTATAGTTCAACACTTGGAACATTTAATAGGTCTAAATGGCGTTATAATAACACACAAAGAGGTAAAACAACAAGACAAACAACAGCTACATTAAGTGAAACTTTAAATACTGATTGGATCACAGAACAAGATGCAAACCTATTAGAAAAGCTGATAATGTCAACTGATGTTTATATTGTTGAAAATACAGATACAGATTTTACACAAGCTGTAATGGTTAAGGATAGTAGCTTTGTTAAAAAAACGGTTGCTAATGATAGGCTAATTAAATATACTATCAATATAGAATACGCTAATCCTGTTAATACTAATTCATAATGAATGTACGTTTAGTTGCATATAGAAAAGCTACAAGTGCTGCAACAGCTACTACAGCTTATTATTTAGATTTACAAGAAGCACCTAATGTTTCTTTAAACTTTCAGTTTTCTGATGTTAAAGAACCCGAAAAACGAAAAGGTAGTTATAGTCAAACATTTAAATTGCCATTTACTGATAACAACAATCAATTCTTTCAGGATTGGTATAATGTTAATTTAGACACTTTAGTATTTACTGCAAGAAAGTCTTTTGATGCTATTTTATATGTAGGTACAGTGCCACAAATGGAAGGTAGATTACAACTAAAATCAGTATATCAAAAAGCACAAGTTTATGAAGTGGTGTTAATGTCAAACAGTGCTTCTTTATTTAGTACAATAGGTGAACAAAGATTAAAAGATGTTTTTGTAAGAGATGATGGTGCTTATTCTGCAGATTTTAACCACGTTTATAATGAAACTAATTTAGCTGCTTCTTGGGGAAATTCACTACAGAACACAGCAGGTGGAAGTTTATACGATAGTGATGCACAAGTTTCTAAGATTGTATATCCTATGTCTATAACTAGAGAAAAGTTTTATTACGACCCTAACGAAGCAAGATATTTAAACCTAGACCAAACAACAGCAAATACGTTAGTAAACGATGCAGGAGTAGAAGCTGCTTATGATTATAGTGTTGATATTAATCAATTTAGACCGTCTATTCAATTAAAGACAATGGTGGATTTAATTTTTGCTAAAGCTGGATTTAGTTATACTTCTGCTTTTTTAAGTAGCACAGGCGTTTATTCTTCTGAAAAATACTTTGGTAAATTATTTATGACAACAGGAAACCATTTAGAGTTAGCCGCTTTGCCAACAAAAGACACAAACGCTGCACCAAGTGGACTTATGTCTGTAAGTAATGATGCCGAGTGGGGTGATTTATCTAGTGAAATAAGCGGCATTGCATCAACAGTAAGTGAGGTTGTTGTACCCGCCAATTCAACCGCACCACTTACAGGTGATTGCACAACACCTGCTGACCCTGATGGTGCGTGGAACACAACATATAATTATTTCACAAAAATATCCCCTTCAATGGAAGAAGTTGAAATAACACACCGTTTAGAGGCGGCTAACGTGGTCGGTAATTATGGTACTTTTGGTGTTGAGCTGACGGTAAGGTTAGAAGAATGGGATACAACTAACAATGTTTCTACAGGTGTGGTTTATGCAACAACAACAAACATAGTTTATCCTATTATACAGCCTACAGGTGGGGGTGGTCCTTATGAGGGTGTGGCTACAATTAACAGCCAGATAACACACACACTTTCTTTAGAGCAAATGCCTATATCAAGTTCAGCTAGAATTATAATAAATTCAGGAACATTAAGCACGTTCCAGTCTCCACCTCCCTCTACTTCCTATAAGCTAGGTGGCGATGATAATAGCTGTGGTCAATATAGTATTATTGGGATTAGTTGGGTTGGATATTCTACTGATGTTTATAGTGCTACTATAGATATTCCTGCTTGTATAGACCCAGAAATAACACAGAAAGATTTTTTAAAAGACATTATTGAAAGATTTAATTTAGTTTTATTAACAGACCCCAATGATGATACTAATTTAATTATAGAACCTTATAACGATTTTATTGCAAGTGGAAAATTAAAGTATTGGACAGATAAGTTAGATTTAGACAAAGAAATTGTTGTTAAAGATACAACTGAAATACAAAAGAAAATAATTCATTTAAGCGATCAGGAAGATGAAGATTTATATAATAAATCATTTAAAGAACGCTATCCTGATGTAAATGTATATGGACATTTAAAAATACAAGAATATAATAATGATTTTGCTACAGGCGAACTAAAAAACAATTCTATTTTTTCACCATTTATAAACGGACAAGTGTTTGCAAATGATGATGAACAGTTTGGAACATTTTTGCCAAATATGACTGTTCAATATGAGTTTAGTTATGAAATGGAAAATGATACTGCTATTAATAAAATAAAAGCAACAAAGCCAAAACTATTTTATTATTGTGGTTCTGTAGCAAATGTTTTAGATACGACAGGAAACCAGATTAATTATTATTTACATAGACCAACAACAACAGCTTTAACAGCATTTTCTTTTAATACATATCCTGTGTGCAGCCCTTTTGATATTATTCCTGGTGATGGATCAAACCCCGCTAATCAATACACATTAACACAAGCAAACAAATCTTTATATTGGAACGCATCACCGCCAATAGTGGGTAATTTGGAAGTGTTTAATTACACTAGTGATGTTGGTAATTGGTTTGACAATTCATTGTATGGTTTATATTGGCAACAATATCTTTCTGATATATATAGCACTGAAGCACGAATAATGGAGTGCTATCTAAACCTTAGCGAAGTAGATATATTTGATTTTAGCTTTGCAGATGAAATCTTTATAAAAGATAGTTATTGGCGAATACTAAAAATATCTAATTATCAAGTAGGTACTAAAGCGTCCACAAAAGTAATGTTAATAAAATCACTAGACACTAAAGCAAACTGTAATGGCTGTGATTATGTTTTAGGTACAGTAGGTGGAAGTAATTTGTATGCTGATACGTTTTATTTGTGGTGTTCTGAAGATAATCCAAGCTGTACGCCTATTACTACAGCACCTAATTACAATGGATTGTACACGAACCCAGAATGTTGTCTTTGTAATGGCGGAATGGTTATGTGGTCGCAAGCAGCACAAGCAACTAATAATCTATATCCTTGTCTTGCTAATGCAGGAAGTTTACCAATTAAGTTTAAAAGTATATTTTCTTCATCTAATATTTTAAGCACAGGTCAATTAAAAACATTAATCAATGACAAAATAGGTGGACGAAACAGACCGCTTGTAAGAGGTGTTGATAATAGTAAATACAGTAAAGCATTATTGCCCTTATATGGTGATGACATAATTATTAAATACACAAGCAAAAGTAGAAACACACCACAATACAAAGGGGAAGCTCACAGAATAGTTCTAACAGGTTATACTGTGGCTAACACAAGAGGTTATGCTTATCCTGAAGGCGACCAATATGGTAAACCTTTAAATATGCCAGATAATATAAATATGATTATTCGTGTTAAAGGTGTAGCTACTGTTGTAGGTGGCACAAGTTCATCATATCCATTAGGAAGAACAGAAGGGTTTGCTTATTATACAGCGTTTAAAATTATAAATGGAACTGCAACACAAATGGGAACAGCAGGTGGAACATCAGAATTTGCGTTAAAAGAAGCGTCAGCACCGACTTCAACTTGTACACTATATATTGATATTAATAATGGTGTATTAAGATTTGGTTTAGATGATAATCAAACAGACACTAAAAGAATATGGACACTAACAGCAGAAGTTGATGTAAATAGAATAAGCAATATGTCATTAGGGTTTGATGAAAATTGGGCGTTGTACCAAAACGGAGATAAAATACAATTACAAAACGGTGATTATTTAATATGGAATTAAGACAATATATAGAAGCAACAGCAAAAACAATGATACCACTAATAGACCACATACAATTAGTAGATTATAAAGATGAAGAATTAGATTTTGTTTATGGTATGGAACAGTATCATACGAGTTTTAGAAGAATGTTTAAAGAAATAAAAAGAATACTATGGCGATAGATAAAACAATTAATTTAGGCGTTGATACAGGCAACTCTAAAAAAGACGTTGAGGGTGTTAATAGTGCTTTAGGTAAAACAGGTGGTGCTGCAGATACAGCAAATAAGAAAACTAAAGGTCTTGCAGGTGGTTTTAAAGGAATGGGTGTAGCTATGAAAGCTATGGGTATTGGACTTATTATAGCTGCTTTTGTTAAGTTAAAAGACTTGTTTAGTGGAAATATAGAAACAGCAAGAAGATTTGAACGTATAGGTGCTAAATTATCTGCTATGTTTGATGTTGTTAGAGATGCTGCCGAACCCTTCTTTATTGCATTATTAGATGGATTTAAAGACCCAAAACAAGCTATTCAAGATTTATGGACAGCATTAAAAGAAAACATAGTTAATAGAATACAAGGTCTTATAGATAGTTTCGGTGCATTAGGTAAAGTTATAAAGGGTGTCTTTAAGCGTGATTTAGATATGATTAAAGAGGGTGCTGCTGAAGCTAAAGACGGTTTCTTAACATTAGCAACAGGAATGGACGAAGTAGCAAGAGGTGAAGCTGCTGAAAAACTTACAAAGAAGTTCAAAGAGATTACAGAAGAAATGAAGAAAGAGGGTGATGAAGCTGCAAGATTAACAGGCATAATGCAAGAAGTTAGAGATGAAGAACGTGCTATGTTAATGATTAGAGCAAAAGCAAATAAGCAAATTGCGGAAAGTAGATTATTAGCAGAAGATGATACTAAAGGGAACGAAGAAAGATTAGAAGCACTTAAGGCGGCTGTTGCAGAAGAACAAAGGGTGGCACAGATAGAATTAGACATACAGCAAAAGAAAGTAGATGCTATGCAAGCTATGATCGATTTAGGTAAATCAAGTGAAGAAGATATACAGAAACTAGCAGAAGAAAGAGCAAGATTTATAGAATTACAAACAGCTTCTACATTAAGACAAAAAAGAGTTGCTGCTGAAGTTGGAGTATTTACAGCTAAAGTAGATAAGGAAAAATCAGATGCAATAAAAGAACAAATAGCATTAGAAGAACAACTTGCAATAGCTAAAGAACAAGGTGTTGAGGTGACGGCAGAAATGGGAAGTAAAGAGGTTAAAGCTGCAATAAAAAAGAACAAGGAATTATTAAAAGAAGAACAAAAATTCCAATCCGCTAAACAAAAAGCTATTACAGGTGCTATGACTTCAATAGCAAACGCAGTTGGCAAAGAAACTAAAGCAGGGAAAGCACTTGCAACAGCTTCAGCAATTATAGATACTTATGTTGCTGCTAACAAAGCGTTAGCACAAGGTGGTATTTTAGGTATTGCTTCTGCTGCTGGTATTATTGCTGCTGGATTTGCTAATGTTAAATCAATACAAGGAACTGAAGTACCAGGCGAAAGTGGTGGTGGTGGTGGTGGTGGTTCATCTACATCTGCTTCTTTGCCAGAACAGTTAGGTGGTGTTGGTGGTACAATACCTAATATGGAAACTATTATCCCTGATGGTGCTAATGGCATACAGCCCGTACAAGCGTATGTAGTAGAAACTGACATCAGCGATAGCCAAGCATTACAAGAAGAATTAGATATTCAAGCTACTTTATAAACAAAATAGACAACTTTATATTTATTAGTGTTATGGGTAAAAAAA